CATCGACCCACGAGGCCGACCAGCCAGCCTCTATCGCCTCCTCCGTCGTTTTCGAATGGCCGCAGACGGAGCAGGCAACGATCGTCTCGTCGCTTTTGATTTCGAGCTCAAAGCAGGAACCATCCTCCGGGGTAATCGTGTCTACGCAGGCCTCGATAGCATCCTCCTCCGAGGTGGCGTCAACGGTGAACGTCCGATTGGGGCCGGAGGCCAGATGGGAAATTTCAATGACGAAGCGTTTCATGGTGAGTTTCCTTTCAGGTATTGAGGATGGAGAGAACGATGCAACCGAGGGCCTGACGATACAGGGCCCGGGACTCATCGAGCGCGAAGAGATAGAACGGCTGACCGTTGCCCAGATCCGTCTCGATCCGCTCCGGGAACCTGCCAGGCGGCAAATCCAGGGTCGAAGCCTCGACGACGAACCGCCCTACGTTCCATTCCTGCAAATAGTTGGCCGCGACCTCGTGAGTGATTTTCATGATGAACCTCCAGATAAAAGGGATAACAGGGGAGGAAGCCTCCCCCTTCAACAAAGAAAAGATTACGGCGTAAACTGGCGTAAAACAAAAGAAAAGCCCCCTCACGGCGACAACCGTGAGGGGGCTTTTTTACGGGATGGGATGGAGCACAATGGCTTTGCCATATTCAGGAGTCACGAGACGGGAGTACCGCCAGCCGTCTTCGGGGGTCCAGAGATAGACATAATCGCAAGAGGGGTTCTTGCGAAAGACGGAAGCGACGGAGCGGTACTCTTGCGGCATGGTGGCACACCAATCCTCGCCGAGATCGCGGTGATAGGCATGACAATACCCCCCGCTCTCGAGACGACTGACAGACCGGATCTCCGCCGAGGGCCCGATCGAGGAAAGATCTCCGAGGGCAAAGAGATGGTCCACCTGGTCCGGCTGGGAAAAATGCTCGTTCAGGATTTTCCCGGCATGACCGACATAGCCGTCATGCTGAAGATAAATACTGATCACGGTACCATCGGGATTCTGCCGACAAATCATTGCGCGAGTAGACATGGGAAACCTCCATAGAAAGAGAAGAACAGGGGGCTCAATCCCCCTACGACAAAGAAAAGATTCTGGCCCAAACTGGCAAAAGTGCAAAAAAATTGCCATAGGCAACAGCGACAGGCTACACTTTCCGCATTACCTTACAGGAGACCATCATGCCGAAAGCGCCAGCCAAGACCGACCGTGGCCACATCGCCTTTACCCGCACCAGCCGCTCCGGTGCCGTCTCGACGATCAAGGAAAAAGCCAAGAAGATCAAGGCCAAGAAGCCGACCGGCGGTCCCCGCTTTGCCATCGGCGAAGAAATCTACTACCGGCGCCCCGGCGAAGACCAGAAGACCAAGCGCGGCCACATCAAAAGCAAGAGTCGCACCGGTTGGGTCGTCATCGGTCGCCCAGATGGCGCCGTCTCGGCCGTCAGCAAGCGTGAAATATTCGTCCCCGACGAACACGTCCTGAGCGCCAAGCAGTACGAGGCAAAGAAGAAAAAACCCGGGACCCGGGAGGCGACCAGTTCCACGAAACGCACCGTCTCCGTCGAGGAGAGCAACCGTCGCGCCAAAGCCGCAGCCACCCGGTTCCCTTATAATGAAGAACAGGTCATCACCCACCCCAAGATCCAGTCCATGATGGCCGCAACCGTCACCTCCCTGGCGACAAAAAACCAGATCCACCGAGGACCGGTCCAGACCCGAGGCGGGATCAAGTGGAGCACCGACAACCTCGAATACAATGATCTGGTCTCCGACTACCTGGCCGCCGCCGCTAACGGATTCCGGCGCGAGGTCGCCAACTCCCCCCAGGCCGACCTCGACGCCTTCGCCGCCCACCTCTCCGACGAGGAATCCGGTAGCCGCATTTTTGCCACCATCACCACCGAAGGTCGGGGGGCGGTCATGCGGCACCTCAAGGAACGGGCCGAACGGTTCAAGGATACCGAGGAATACGTCGAAGATTCGGAGGACCCGGGGCAGCGCCGGCGCATGGGATCGGCCAATGCCACCGAGGACTACATGGAGGAGGTCGGCGACGGCCTGTTCGATTTTGGATTCGACGAGCGCAATGATCCCCACCTCTGGAACCAGCCGGAAACCTACGACCCGACCGGTGCCGACCCGTATGAGCAGATGCGGTACCGCGAAGCGATCATCGACCATTTCGTCGCCAAGCTCACCCCGGCGCAAAAAGAGGTTGTCGAGCGCAAGTATGCCCTGGGGAATCACCTCGAGCCCCAGACCAACAGCGATATCGCCGACGCCCTCAAGCGCCAGAAGCTCGCCTACCCGGAACAGGGCAAGGACTGGAACCGGCAGACCGTCACCCCGGTCCACAATGCCGCGATCACCACCATTCGCACCATGGAGAACATCGACCCGTTGCGCGACGAATACCTCCGCAGCGTCCCGCCCAAGATGCGCAAGAGCCTCCAGCTCCTGACCCCGGCCGACTTCTTCAAGGCCCTTCGCCAGCACCTGGAGATGGTCAAGAGCATCGGGCCCTGCCGATCCATCGCCCCCGGCATCGTCCTGCGCCGCAAGGGCGGTAGCGATACCCTCACCTTCGATCCGAAGATGATCGCCGCAACCGGCGGCGCCGCCTTTGCCAAGTCCTTCTCCTCCGATATTGCCAAGAAAAACCCCGGCGGGAAATGGATCACCGTTAAGCAGGGCCCCCTCTCCGGCCGGCACATCTTCATCCTCCCCCACAAGGACGGTACCGCAACGGTTCTGACCGGAGGCGGCCCGGCGATGAGACACAAGCTGCTGCAGCCGAAAAAGGAAGACACCCCCGGAAAAAAGTCCTCTACGGAGGGTGACGCCAAGCCCTCCGTTGAGGCAGAGAAGAAGCCGGAGAAGCCCGAACTCACCGAAGAACGCCGGACATCGATTGAATCCTCCCGGGTCGAGCACAAGCAGGCGATCCGCGAGGAGAAGCAGAAGCTCAACGATATCGTCCGCGAGCACCTGGGCACCGAGGTCGAGCTGACCGCCGAGGACCGAGCCAACATCGAAAAAAAGGTCGAAAACATCGCCGACCCCAAGGTTAAAGCCGCAGCCCGAATGCGCGAAACCTTTTCGGCCAAGAAGGAGCGCGACGAGGCCCTGGCCGCCGTGCTCAAGCAGGCCAAGGAGTCGGTCGTCAACGAAAACCCCACCGGCGAAGGTCTGCCGACGATCTCGGCCGTCGTCAAGGCCCACGCCGAAGACCTGCTGCAGCACCATTACCGAATCGAGGCCTTGAAGCGCGAAGATCGCGAACTCGGCAAACTCCTCAAGACCGGCAACGACAAACGCCCGGTCAGCGACCAGGTCTCCTTTGCCCCCCTGAGCAAAGAAGATCTGAAAAAGGTCATCGTCGATGAGGACCTGCGCGACAAGGAGATGGCTGCCCACTACAAACTGGTCTCCACCGTCAAGGGATATGTCGACAAAGATGGGGATGAGCACAAGGCCAAAGGGGGAGAAGGGGTCGGCCGCAACGTACGCCAGGGCGGCTACGAAGCGATCACTGGCATGGTCGGCGAGCTGACCGGCAACAGCATCATGACCAAGGCCGTCTACGACGAAATCGGCCCCCGCAATGCCGCGATCCTCGCTCACTACTACCTCAATAACAGCGGCATCGACAGCAAAAAGCTCGGCAAGCACCTGGAAGAAGACATGGCGACCCTCGGCAGCGAGATCGCCACTCGCGCCGTTCGCCGGGGCGACGAGTTTATGGAAATGTCCGAGAAAATCAAGGGGACGGGGTACGGAGCCGAGAGCCTCATGGAGGCCGCCCAAGCTCGGGGTGCCGCTCTCAAATACGTCAACAAGGCCTACGAGACCTACGCTCAGGCGCAGGGAGCCCTCAACCAGGCGGCCGAACTGGCCTACGAGGCTGCCAACGAGGGCGGAAAGATCGAGATCGGCGCCGGGAGCGTCTCGACCCTGGACGCCAAGCGCAAGCGCATGGGGCTCAAGGCCTCCGACGTCTCCATAGCCAAGGACGGCGACGGGCACAAGATGACCGTCAAGCCGCAAGCGATCGAAAAGCTGCTGCACGAATACGCCACACCGAAAACCGGCGGGATCGCCGGCGAGGGGTTCACCCCCGACGACATCAAGGCGCACCGGGCCAACACCGACGACTTCCGCCCCCAGGGGATCCGCGAATACACCCCGCCCAACAAGGAAGGGATTGCGACCAAGATCGACCTCGGCGCCGGACAGCAGGCCGCCGTCCGTTTCATCGACAAGCAGAAGCGGGTCTATCTCAACTACGAGGCCGGTACCGGCAAGAGCCTGACGGTCATTGCCGCCAAGGCGCACCTCGAGGAGCAAAGCGGCGAGCCGAAGAAGATGATCGTCTCCATGCCGAGCCCGATCATGAAGAACTTCGCCGCCGAGGTCGCCAAATTCTCCGACTACAAGGTCGCGATCGTCGAGCCCTCCGACACGCCGGAGCAGCGCCGGGCCAAATACAACAGCGGCCCTGACACGATCGTCATCGTCAACCACGAGAAGATGAACTTCGACGGAGCCGACATCGCCAAGGCCGGCTTTCACATGGTGGTGGCCGACGAGGCGCACACCGTCACCCAGAAAGAAGGGGGAAAGAAGTCCTTCAAGTCCGAGGGCCTCAAGAACGTCGCCGGCAAGGCCGAGCACTACATCGCCATGAGCGGTACCCCGGTCCCGAACAATCTCTCCGAACTCTACTTTCACGCCCACCTGATCAACCCGGAGAAGTTCGGCAGCCAGAAGGAATTCATGGCGCGATTCGGGAGCATGCACAAGGGCGAGGGGATGAAGGCGAAGATCGCCGACTTCATGAACCGGGAGCTTTCGGACCACGTCATCACCGCCAAGAAAGGGACGATGCTCAAGCCGAACGGCAAAGCGGTCGAGATGAACATGAAGACCCACTTCTCCAAACTCTCGGAGACGCAGCGCAACGAATACCGCGCCACCGTCGCGGCCGTCAAGAGCGGAGAGATCAGCCAGCTCCAGGCCGAAAACCGCATGAAGAAGACCCTCAACGACGCGCACCACAGCGACAATGGCAAGTTTGACGACATCAAGAAGCTGATCGACCACCACCTGGCCACCAAGGGCCCGACGGAGAAGATCAGCCTCTACACCCACAGCTACGCCGGCGCCGACAACCTTCACGAATTCCTCGAGAAGCACTACCCGGAGCACGGAGTCGTCCGATTTGCCAACAAAGACCGCAAGAAGGACGGAGAGAAGGAAGGCCGCAACTATACCGGCAAGGAGAAAGCCGGATTCGTCGACAAATTCAAACACGACGCAGGCGTCCGCTTCGCCATCCACACCACCGCCGGGACCACCGGCCTCAACGTCCAGCATGACGGCAACGGAGGCGGAGCCACCACGGTCATCGCCGTCGCCTCCGGGGAAGCGGGATACTCCTCCATCGATCAGTTCTTTTCCCGCGCCTACCGCACCGGCGCCAACCGCAACGTCGACGCCCACATGGTCCTCACCGACACCCCCTACGACATGGGGACCAAGCTACGGCTGGATGAAAAGAAAGCCGTCGGCGAGATGATCCGATCTGAGAAGGAAACGCCCCTGCATCTATTGCTGATCAAGAGCCACGTAAAGCAGCATTCCCGGATCACTAAAAATGGCGGAATGGCCATCGTCAAAGACTACGACGACAGCAGAAGAAAAAAGCAAGAAGAACCAGGGACCGACAAATTAAAGGATTGGGCCACCGGGACAAAGATCGTTGACAGCAAAGGCCGACCTTTGAAGGTCTATCACGGAACTCATACCGAAGGGATCAAGAAATTTAAAGTCAATGACCTTGGGGCGATATTCTTTTCTACCGACAGGAAAACCGCTCGATCCTATGGAAAGACGGTCATGCCCGTCTATCTCTCAATGAAAAACCCGTTGGTTATCGATGCAAAGGGCAAAAGTTTTATAGATATTGTCCCATCCCACTACATCCCCCAAGCGAAAGAACTCGGGCATGACGGGGTCGTGGTTCAAAATATGCGCGACGATACCCGTATGCGCCACACCGGAACAACCATCATTGCCTTCAAACCCAACCAGATAAAGTCAGCCAATACCAACAGCGGAGACTTCAACTCAAAAACCGCCGATATTCACAAGTCCCACATCAAGGCCTCGCAGCGCAAGACCGCATCAGGAGCGATCATCCAGGTCAAGGAGCACGACGACAAAAGGAAAAAGAAGGAGTTTACCCACAAGATAAAGCCCCATGCGGCAGGATTCATAATTGAAAGCGATGATGGCGGAGGACTCGTTATCGAAGGGAAGCCACAACCTATTTTCATGGGGGGAAATAGCGCCAAAGTCTTCGCCTCCCACGCGGCCGCATCGGCATATGCCGAGAAAAAAGGTTTAGCTATCGAGGGAAGCCCTCCCAAAAAAGAGGAACAACAACCGCAAAAAATCAAAAGCCGTGAAGAGATTGTCGGGAAAACAACCGTCATTCTCGGCAAGAAGATCGGGCAGGTTTCAGGCAAGAGCAGATCCGTGGCGAACTATCGCAAGGCCCCCGGCGACCTGACCGCCGCTGCTAACGCAGCCCTTCACTACTCGGCCAAAAACTATCCAGGGCAATCCATGCTCCTGATCGCCGGCAACAGCTACATGAACAAGGTCTACCACATCACCCCCGGCAACGAAGGTCTCGCCAAATTTACCGGCATGGGGCACTACAAGGATACGGCCGTCGTGGTCGTCAGGCCCAACGGCGAAGTCTTCAACGCCGTAGCGACAGCCAAAAAGCCAACGGCAGGCGCAAATCAGAAAATTGACAGGCGAACCCTCAAGGCCAGCATCGAGCAGCTCGCCAAGGAAGAAGGCGCAGACCCGATCACGATCATCAGCAACTTGCAGACCGGAGCAATGGCCATCGGTAACGAAGCCCTGGTCGGACTTCTCGCTGTCATGAAACGCAGGTATTACGCCAGGGGACGCAAGGCCTTCGCCGAGGAGAACAAAAACTCATGATCGCCTGGCTCAAACGCTTTCGCCGAGACGAGGAGGTGCTCGTCAAGGCGCACATCCGGCAGTATGTCAAAAAAGACGGAACGATGGTCCGGGAGCACGATGACGTCCGGACGCGCAAGCACGTCGACATTCTGCGCCACGAGGCCGCCCACAAGGAGGAGGTGCATCCCGGGGGGAAGCTCGAGCACGTCCAGGCCCACTGGGACCATCGTGTCCGTCGATACGGTGATGCCCTCTCCCGGGTCCGCATTCACAGCGACCTTCACAACCTCCGCCAGAAAAGATTCGCCATTCTCCCCCACTGGGGGCACCTCGGCGAAGAAAGCCAATCCCATATTCTCGCCTCAGAACAAGCGATCCACCGCGAACTGACAACCAAAGATATCGTATCCGACGCATGGAACGCCCACCTCCGTTCCCGGCAGAAGGCAGCCATGGCCCAAGGAGAGCATATTCCCGACAAGGATATTCTCGCCTCCGGGCTTGCCGAGAGAACCCCGGCGGGGACGCAACTTCTCATGTTCAAATCCTCCCTTCACCCCAAACAGAAAAGGACGGATCGCTCATGATCACGGCAATTCTGGATGCCTTCCGAGCCTCGGTTCAAGTCAGCCCCATGTTTTGGGCTACCTTCCTCGTCCTGATTTTCCTCTGCGGATTTTTGCTCAACCTGGTGGCACGGATGGTCCGGGGAAAACTCGCCGCCTACGAAGACGAAAACACCCGGGCGCTGCAAGCCGTGGCCAAGACCATGGAAAAAATGGAAACGTCGATGTCTGTTCAGACAACCGAACTCAAGGGGTCGATCGACAAGCTCAACAATCTCATGCGGGAGATCTCTGAAGACCTGCGAAACGACATCGATGAAACCAAACGCCTCATGAGGGCCAACGAGGGCTACGTTTACGAAAAAATCGACAAATCGGCCGGGCGCCTGCACGAGAGGGTCAACACCACCAACAACAACCTGGCCGACCTCGGCAAGAAGGTCGAGGGGATGCTCAAGGTCTGCGAGATCTGCGAGAAGATTTGCCCCCACCGGGGCGGGAAAGGATCGCCATGTACTGCGGCTGCCTGATCAAAGCTCGCCCCCTCCAGGGACGCATCAACTTTCTCGGTCTCGACATTTCTGTCGAATGCCGCATGGGAGCCATCCGCCAATGGAAAGACCCCCACAACGGCCAGGAAGGAATGACCCGCATGCGTCGCCCCTATGGATACATCAAGGGGACGCTCGGCAGCGACGGAGACCACTGCGACGTCTACGTCGGCCCCCACCGGGATGCCGCCAACGTCTACATCGTCACCCAGATGAAGGCTCCGGACTTCACCCGGTTCGATGAGGAAAAAATTCTCCTCGGATTCACCAGTCAGGCCGAAGCCAGGGCCTTCTATCTGCAGCATTACGACGACTCCCGCTTTATGGGAAAGATCACAGCCATGCCTTTTGCCGAATTCGCCGAAGCCGTCATGCAGACCAGAGGGTCGGGAGGTAAGCCGCTGATCAAAAGCCATGTCCGCGCCTATCTGCGCAGGACGGGGAGTAAGGTCGTCGCCGTCAAGGATTTCGAGCGCAAGAAGAACAAAGTCGCCACCAATGTCGTCGAAGGGATGGCCGGAACGGATAAACAGCTTCGAGCTGCGGCCCTGGCTCGCGGGTACCGCGTTCCCCCGGGATGGGGAGACCTCTGGGTCAACAAAGACCCCGATGGGCACATCCAGGTTCGCTGCACCGACTCCAAGGGGCGCCGGGTCGGCATCTACCATCCCGAGCACAACGAAGGGCAGAGCGCTGCCAAATTCGAGAGAATGAAGGTCTTCGCTTTTGCCCACAGCAAGATCATGAAGCAGATCGAAGCCGACATGGCGACCAAGCCGGAAGCCCATGTGCTCTACCTCATTTCTCAAACCGGATTCCGCCTCGGGTCGGACAACGACACCGGTGCCGACAAGCAGGCCTACGGCGCCAGCACCCTGCTGGCCAAGCACGTCACGGTTAAGGGAGACACGGCGACCTTTGCTTTTACCGGCAAGAAAGGGGTCGCCATCACCCACGTCATCCGCGACAAGAAGATCGCCGCCATGGTCAGCAAGAAGAAAACCGGCTCGCTGTTTGATACCAACGACACCGCCGTCCGAGCCTACATGGCCGAACTCTCCGAGGGTAAGTTCACCCCCAAGGACTTCCGGACCTTCGTAGCCAACGAAGAAGCCCTACGGGTTATGGAAAAGATGCCGGAGCCGTTGAACGCCCGGGACGCCAAGAAAGCGGTCCTGGCCGTTTGCGACGCCGTAGCCAAAAAACTCGGCAACACCCGCACCGTAGCCAAGGACAGCTACATCGCCCCCGAGATATGGAGGATCTGGAAACATGCCGCCTAGCGATCGCTACCGCGAATTTTTAGAGACAACGCACTACGGATCGCCGGAGCCGCTGAATCTCCACACCGTACTGGCCCCTATTGCTCACCGATTTATCACCAGCGCTGAACTGAAAGCGAAATCCGGCAAATATTTTGCCACCAGAGATCGCGTAGAGCGCATCCTCCTGACCGAAAACGAACGCCAACTCCTCAGCACGATGCGACAAGCGGGAATGCGCGACGATGAAACGTACAACCTCACCGAATTGTCGAGGGGGATGCGCGTCGAAATGGAGCACAAGGACGTGACTGGAGGCGACCCGGTTCTAACAGCCAAGATCGTGCTCGCCCACCTCCGCGAGGAGAAAGATTACTACACGCGTCTCAAGACCATCGAAAAGGCTTTCCCGATCGCCAACCTCATCAAAAGGAAACGCTGATGCCGCCCACCATTACCGCCACCATTACCGGCCGCATGGCTGCAGCAAAAAAGGCCAGGACCGGGCACCTCAAGGACCTGGTCGATATCGGCCGCCGGGCAGCCAGGCGACACGATGAAGTCGCCGCCGGCAAAGGAAAGATCAAACCTGAGTCGCGAGAGGCCGCCCTCGACGCTCTACAGGCGACCGGCCAATTCTGCAAATCGCTACTCGAGGAGCAGCAGCCCGGAAAGACAATGCTCGAGGAGCAGCGGCAGCGACATAGCGTCCGCGAATATGCCGGCAAGTTCGCCAAACGGGGGAGCTTCGGGCACATGCAGCGCATGGTGGCCGGGAAGCAATGAACCCCCTGCCGATCCATATTACACGCCACGCCATGGAGAGGTTCAAGGACCGATGGCCGCATCCGACCCCGCCGCCATGCTGGGAAACCGCCATGAAGGCTCTCCTGGATGCCGCAGCCGAAGAAGATATCGGTTTCGGAGTGGCCGTGCGTCTGATCAACAACGGACTGCGGCCGGCCCGGTATTTCGTTTTCGACGGCTGGCGTTTTGTCACCGACGAAGCAACAACCAGGTTGCTGACGTGCGAACGGATCATATTCAAGGGGAAGCCTCCGCGCAAATGGCTTACCCCCAAAGAGCGAAGGCACAAGCGCCGCCAGGACCGATAACGAATTTAGAACAAAAAAAAGCCCCCATCCCGGACAATCCAGAATGGGGGCAATAGCAAGGAGGTAGCCGTTTCCGGCCGGGTGAAATTATTTAGACAGGTTAGACCGGACCAGGGACGGTCCACATTTATATGATTTGCCGGCATCCGATTTAAGCAGGATGCAGTTTTTGGGACGATTGGGAGCGATCCCCACAACCGTCAGCGTTTCGCCTTTGGAGACAAAGGACTTCCCGAACCAGGAAGGATCACAATCGCACATGGTGGCATAACGAGAGAAGTCATCGGCGGCCTTATCGCTCGCAGCAGCCGGAGCTTTGAAAACGATCTTGACGGAGAACTGATCAGCGGCATAAGAACCGGCGCCGCGCTCCACGGTGAGGCCGAAGCTATCGGCGACTTTTTGCAGGGCGGCCAAGGCAGCATCAGAGACGAGGGTGCGATTTTGCTTTGCGCTAAACGATTCAATTCTTTTCACAGGAACCTCCAAAGGGAAATTACGAAAGGGGTCATCCCCTTCAATAAAGAAAAGATTCCGGCGCAAACTGGTGCGCCGGATCAGGATCATTCAAAGTCAAAGCCAGGAACCGGCCTGGCGCCGGAAACAATCACCACCTCGGTCTCCCAATACCGGAAGGAACCATCGTCGGCCCGATTGACACCCTCGAATCGATAGCCCATGGGAATCCGCCCGACACAGCGGCCGAAGTGATGACGCAGGAGATTGAGCAGCGCCATCTTCGAAGAAGTGTCGATGACCGCCTCCCCCCGGGGACCAATCTCGTCGCAGAACTCATATTTGGTTGTCCGCACCGACCCTGGAATATACTCCCGGGCTTTCACCGACACCACGATCGTTTTAACCGGCATAATAGCCTCCACAAAAAGAACGGTTTTCAGCAATCAGAATCGAGACCTCCGGAGCGCCGCAAGGCAAGCTCTGAAGTCTCCACACAATCAAAATCGTCGCTGCCGCATTCCGGGCAGCAAGTCAGACGAGCCGAAAAAGATTCAAGACATCCGTTGCACACGTTTTCCATAACGACCTCCGAGAAAAGAAATCAGGTTTCGAGAGGATCATCCCCCCACAAGAAAGAAAAGATTCCCCCCTAAACTGGCGTCCCGGTGCAAAAAGTTTGACAAGGGCAACGAACCCTGAAAAACTAGCGGCAGTCGAGGAGACCCAATGACAAAGATCAGGCCCGGCGTGTTTCTGCTGCGCAAAAGCAAAACAGGAGAAAACGTCCCTCTGGTCCGCGACCAGGACCTCCCGATGCAATTCACGTTCAGCGGTCGCACCTTCGAGATCAACAGGACGCGCTCCGGCCGGTTGCTCATGCAGGAAATCAAATAAGGCACTCCCCCTTGCAGCCAGGGCCTTCGGGCCGGTAGCCACAAGGATCACGAGGGCGGTCACTCCCAAAGCGGGAGGCCGCCCTTTTTCTATTCGAGGATGCGCATGGAAAAAACTGCTGACACCATCGAGCTATTCCGGGCCGAAGTCTCCTTTTCCAAGAGCAGCGGAGATCGGCGCATCGTGCGCGGATACGCCTCGACGGAAAGCCTCGACCAGCAGGGGGAAGAGATCCTGCAGAACGGTCTCGACTTCGCCCCGCTGCTCAAGAGCGGCTTCCTCAACTACGACCATCAGTACCAGGAGATCGCCGGCGGCCGGATGCCGATCATCGTCGGCTACCCCACCTCGGCCGTCCGGGACGAAAAGGGATGGATCGTCGAAGGGGAACTGCTCAAGAGCGATGACCCCAGGCCCACCAGCGAGCAGATGCGTCTGGCCAACGAACTCTGGGAGTTCGGTCTGGCCCTGCAAAAGAGCGGCGGCGCCCGGGCTCTGGCTTATTCCGTCGAAGGGAGCGTTCTCGAGCGGCGCGGAAGCAAGATCGTCAGAGCAGCAGTCAAGCACCTGGCCGTCACCCACAAGCCGGTCAACGCTGAATGCAATATCGAGCTCTTCGCCAAATCCTTCTGCTGCGGCAACTGCAACAAAGGAGGGCACCGCTGCTCCCATGGCATCGAAAAGGCCATGAGCACCGAATCGGCCGGACCCCTGATGCTCGAGAACCTGCATCGCGGCATGGGAAAACACCTCTACGGCCATTCGAAATGCACCTGCTACGACAGCCAGACCGGCCTCTTCGCCAAAGGGGCCACGGGCGCACTGGAGCACATGACCAAATGCCTGGGGCACCCCCACCGCACCGGGATGGCCTTTCTGACCAAGCTCATCAAGGGATCGGCAGACCATCCTGACCTGGCTGCGCTCGTGCGCCGTGCAGGAATCGCCGGTTAAACCAACAAGGAGGAACGACCAATGAAAAAAAGGATCCAAGAAATGGTGGCCGCCGGGACCTCCAGCGAGGAAATCGTCCTGGCTCTGGCCAAAGACGGCAACTCGGTCGAAGACATCTCCAAGGCCATGGCCGAAGAAGGGGTCGGAGAAGAAGCGATGCAGAAGGCTCTCGATGAACTGGATGCGCTCTCCAAGGGCGAAGAGGACAACATCGACGACCTGCTCAAGGCGATCGAAGAAGAAGAAGCTTTCTTCAAGTCCGATGACAATGACGAGGACGACGAGGGTGAGGAAGGCAAGGAAGAAGGGGAGGACGAGGACGATCTCGGCAAATCCTTCGCTGACGACGAAATGGACGAGCTGATCAAGGCCTCTGCCGCCTTCAACGAACTCAACGAGACCGTCGCCAAGGGCATGAGCGACCTCGATGCCCAGGTCCGCTCCCTGCTCAAGTCGCAGATGGCGGCAAGCAATCTGCAGATCAAAATGGCCAAAGTCATCGGCGAGATGTCCAAGTCGATGAAGGAAATGGCCGCAGGTCCCGGAGTCGGCCCCAAAGGCCAGCTCGGCCTCGGTACCGGCCGCCACCTCGCTCCCGAGCTGGCCAAATCCCGCAGCGAGATCCAGAGCCTGCTGCAGAAGGCCGTCGAAGACGGAACCGTCGAGTCGGCCTATCTGAGTGCTTTCGGCGTCCGGGGACTGTCCGCCCTCCCCGATCACATTCTCAAAACGATCGGCGCCTAGCGCCCAAAACCCCCAAAAGGAGACACCACCACCATGGCACCCGTAATGTCGTTCGACCAGCTCCTTGCCAAAGCCGGAATGGGCATCACCGGCGACCAGTACGTCGAGGAGTATTTCTCCAAGGCGCTGGGAACCAACAACAGCGGCCCCGGCGGACACCAGTCCGGGCCCCTCATGCTCGAGAACCTCGATGCCCTCATGACCGAGGTCCTCATCACCGAGCAGCATTTCAAGCTCTACAACGACATGATCAAGGTCCCCTCGAGCCAGCCGTACTTCGAGTACAACGTCCACAAGGGATTCGGCTCTAACCGCTCCGGCGGTGCCGGGTTCCGTCAGGGCGGGGCTCCCAAGGGCGGCGTGTCGAGCTTCGAGCGCAAGGGTATCTACAACAAATACCTCGGCGTCAAAGGCGGCGTCACCCACCAGATGCAGCTCGCCGGCCAGGCCGGCGGAGCCTTCGAGGATCCCGTCGTTCGCGAATCCCGCGACCGTACCCTCGAACTCCTCGAGAAAGTAGAGCGGGAACTGGTCTTCGGCCAGAAGTCCGTCCTCGACGAGAACGGCGAAGAGGTCAACATTGACGGCCTCCTCACCCAGATGGCAGCCCTTTACCCCGAAAACGTCATCGACATGAAGGGCGCCGCCCTGGGCTTCGACGAAATCGATGCCTCGGCTCGCAAGCTGGTCACCACCGGCAAGCAGCCGTCGGTCAACGGCTACAAAATCATGGGATCGACCAACGTCATCGACGGTCTCAACTCCCAGTTCGCCGCCCGGAACCTGCAGCGGTTCAATAAGGACACCGCTGTAGGCCAGGAATACACCCCCGGCACCGTCCTGTCGAAATACGACACCCAGTTCGGTACCTTCAAGTTCGACCACTCGATCCTCTTCGACGAGATCGAGGGGAGCGCCCCTGTCGCCGCCGCCCCCTCCGGCGCCCCGGCCTCTCCGGCCATCACCACCCAGCCCCTGGCTGCCGACGATGCCGCCGGACAGCACGTCGCCGGGACCTTCTACTACACCATCGGCGCCTTCAATGACACCGGCGAGTCCATCGGGACCATCTCCGATGCCGTCGTCGTCGCCGATGCCACCACCAAGGTGACGATCGTCATCACCCGCCTCGCCGGCGCCACCGGCTACCGCCTCTATCGCGGCAAGCTGGCTGACGGATCCGACGCCAAGTGGATCGCCAAGGTTGCCCAGACCGTCTCCGGCAACCTGACCTTCGTCGACAAGGGCGAATGGCAGACCGTCGACGCCGCCGGCAAGGAAAGCAACGGCCTGACGCTCATTTATAAGCCCGATCCCCGCGACCTGGTGATCGCCCAGATGAGTCCCCTCATGAAGATGCCCCTCCCCATCGAGGGTACCACCTTCCCGTTCCTCCTCCTGCTCTACATGGTGCCGGTCATCAAGGCCCCGGAGCGCATCCGCATCTACAAGAACTGCGGAACCTACACCCCGGCCTAAACCAGGTTCAGAACGATGACGCCAGGGGGGGCCTTGAGCCCCCCCTGATTGCCATAACCTTCATTCGAGAGGAAAAATCATGAGCAAGACCATCGAAATCATTTCTGTCCACAAGGGGAAAGTCAATCTCACGGTCAAGGGCGAACCCCGCACCGTCGTCTTCGAATCCAAAAAACTCGACAACAAGGTCGAAGTCGGCGTTGCCCTGTGCGACCACGACGAGGCGGCCATCTTCCTCAATCTCCCCGGCCGGGACTACTGGAAAACGGGTGTGATCGAAGTCGACACCGCCGATGCCGATGCCGCAGCCGCAGCCGATGCAGCCGCCGCAGCCGATGCAGCCGCCAAGGCCAAAAGTGATGCTGACGAGGCCGCAGCTGCAGCCGCAGCCGAATTTGACGCTGCCGAGGCGGCATCCGCCGCAGCTGAAGCCGCCGACCTGGCCTTGGCCGACGCAACCCAGGCCGGCAAAGAGACCTCCGAAGGCCCGGCCTCCGAGACGACCGGCAAGCCGGAACTCTCCCGGGAAACATACGACGCCTGCGCCAACCGCAACAGCCTCAAGCCGATGCTGGCCCGGTGTACGGACCGGGCGCTGATCTCCGGACTGGCCGCCTACGAAGCCGGCAAGGAAGACCCCCGCGAGAAATACCTCGCCGATCTCAACAGTCGTCTGGCCGAACTCGTCTAGACCGCAACCAAGGGAGACACCTGATCCATGGCAAGAACCAAAAGAACCCCGATCAAAGCAACCGGCGGCCACGACCTTGAAGTCATGCGCGAAGAATACAATGCCCTGGTGACCGAGGTGGAAGAGCTTCGAGCCACCGTCGCCGCCCTCCTCGCCAAACTCGACGCCGACGCCGGAGTCACCGGAACCGACTATGTCGCGACGATCCCCATGGTCGCCGTCGAAGCAAAACTCGTCGGAGTGAAATAACCCATGCTGACCGGCCTGACCATCAGAACCGACAGGAGCGAATATTCACGGCACGAGGCCTCCCGGTCCACCGTGAAGGTCCGGATCCTCCCCACGCCGGCAACGGCCCTGGCGGAGACCGTTCTGCTCAACCTGCGGCGCAAGGGCGGACCGGTCATCTTTTCCCGGGAGGTCGCCCTGACCGGCGACCTCCCGAAGGGGATCGTGACCACCTTCGATCTCACCGCCATCAAGGACGACGACAACGTTCCCCTCTGCGTCCAGGGTGAATACCAGATCGACGCCTATTCGCCCCCGGCCGGATACCTCGACCCCGAAACACCCAACCTGGTGACCGCCACGGCGGCGTTTCGCGTCTCGTTGATCACCGTCGAGGAAATGCGCAACGGCTACTGCTTCGGCGTCCCCCTCTACGCCTCCGACATGCCGATGGCCAAGAAGCAGCCGGTCCTGGTGACCGGCGTCCGCCTCGTCAGGCTCTCCGAGGACACCCCGAAGGGGGTACACGCCATTTCATATACGGTTGCGACCAACAGCCTTTCCTGGGCGGGAGGACCGCAGGTCACGATCGACGGCAACAAGGAGCTTCTGCCCGATCAGTACGGAGGCTATGCCGAGGTCGAAATCGACGAATTCGAGCTTCCCGACATCGATGCCTCCGAAGGGATCGTCGTCGACAAGAAGGATATCGACGACGAATTCATCCGTGAGCAGATCGCCATGGCCATCGCCGAGGTCGAAAGCGTCATTCTCAAGGTCTTCGTCGAGCCGTATCGCATGGCGACCGAACCCTACTTCTCGGTCCCGGCCGAAGGCGAATTCTTCGATCGCCTGGCCCAGCCGATCATGTACACCAAGCGCGACTTTAACATGAACGGCCTCGCATGGAGACTCGACCTCCCCTATCACCAGGTGCAGAAGGTCGACAAGATCGAAGGCTTCATGGGCAACACCAAGGCACTGATCATCGGCAGCGGCGCCCTGGCGGTCCAACGCAAAACCGGAGAGATCAACGTCCTCCCCTTCGATTCCAGCTACTCCTTCCTCTACACCTTTTTCGTCCAGATGCGGTTCTGGGGTTTCCGCGAATACATCGCCGACTTCTGGCGCTACACGGCCGTGGTCGGACTCCCCGAGGCGCCCCCCGAGGTTCTCAAGCTGGTCGGCTACGTCGCTGCCGTCACCCTGCTCACCATCGGCGGTCAGGGCTATCGCGGAGGCTTCTCGTCGGAGAGCAACAGCAAGGACGGCGTCAGCCGGTCGGTCTCCTACACCGCCAGCGCCAGCTTCGGCATCTATTCGGCGACGATCGTTGAACTCAAGGAATGGATTAAGGTCAACGGGCCCAAGATCCGCGCCCAGCATCGCGGCATTCCGACGGTGGTGCTCTAATGGCCATCAACTCCGCCGACTGCAACCGTTTCGTTGCAACCGAAGGCGAGAGGGTCCGGCACCAGGTCGGTATGCTCTGCCCCTGTCACGACGATCAGGGTCAGCCGGACCCGAACTGCGACCTGCATGAAAGGGGCGGCTGGTTTTATGCCGAAGAGGAAGCGATCGTCGGCCTGGTGACGTCGATCGCGGCGCACAAGGACTGGCTCGAAGCCGGCATCGCCCTCCCCGGCGACGCCGTGTTCTCCCCGTTGACTCACAACACGGTCAGCGAAGGGGACAAGATCATCTTCACCTGGCCACTCCCCTTCGGACAGGGGGACCCCCTGGTGCGCGGATCGGGTTCGGCCGAGAAGCTCTACTACCCGGCCGTCAAGGGGATCTACTGCCTCGACGAGCAGCGGATCAAATACGTTGAGAACGTCGACTTCCGGTTCGTCGGCCGCACCATCGAATGGAGCTGGCCGGGGAAATCAGTCGAGGGGAAGAAACCGTCCCTCGGCATCCGCTACACCATCAAATACATGGCTTTCATCGAATGGATCGCCGTCGACCCCCCGACGACCCGGATCAGCAAGGGCCAGGACATCGGCAGCAAGGTCCTGCTCCGGAAAAAACACATTTTTGAGCAATAGGAAACACCCCATGGCCGATCTCCCCTACCTCAGAGCCGCAATCGCCGAATCGACACGGTTCATCCAGGCGACATGGCAGCAGGTCGTCATGGGGGCCCTGCCGCTCCCGGGGATTCCGGAGATCAAGGCCAACATCGGACTGCGCCAGCTTTACGCCGAGAACATCCTCCTCGGCGACCAGACCGTAGTCTCCGACGCCGGGTACCTGCGGCGCTACGTCATTGCCACAAAGCAGATCGCCAACGATCTCGAATACGGCAAAGGGCCCTGGGACATGAAGCCGATGCTCCTCGGCGGACCCAAGGCGCGGATCAGCAAGAAGGGGAACCGCTACAACATCATCCCCATGCGCCACGGCACGTCGAGCAAGAGCGGACAGAACGCCTACTTCAAGCCGATGCCCAAAGACGTTCTCGGCAAGGTCCGCATGATCAAGCCGTCTTTTGCCGCCATGGTCCCGCAGCGGGTCCGGGTCGGCGGGAAGATGCAGACCAGCATGCAGCCCAAGGGGCTCAAGTGGGGCGGCCGCCTGACCGGAACCGAAGCTGCGCACCCGCCGGGACAAAACCCCACCACTGGGTACCAGCACAAGGCCGGTAAATACGAGGGGATGACCCGGATCCGCAAGCGGTACGACAATGCGACCCAGAGCAAATACCTCACCTTTCGCATCGTCTCCGACAAGAGCGACCCGGGGAGTTGGTGGCACCCCGGGTACCAGGCGCACGGCATCGCCCAGCACGTTTCGGACTATTGTAAACCGGCCATCGAAGGGATCATCCGCCAGGCGGCCAACGCCGATCTGATTCCCCCCAGCGGACTCTCCATCGGCATGCGCATCTCTGTCAGAGAGGAATAAATGGGCTTCCCCAACGTCGACCTGATTCTCCGCGATCTCTTCCTTGCCGAATTCGCCAAGGCCAAGAGCGACCCGACCGCCGTGGTCGCCGATCTCTTCGAGGACCGCACCGCCGGCCAGCAATCGGAGATTGAACAGTTTCTCAACTCGCGGATCTTCACCGGCGACATCCGCAACAGGGATACGGACAAGCGGGTTTTTATCCTCCCCCACTTCCCAGCCGCCGACCTCCCCTTTCCCCAGATCGGCATCTACAGCGGGGATGTGGAATCGAACGACCGCTCCCTGGGCGATTACCAGGGGGAACCGGAAGCGACCGAGATCAACGGCCAGACCGTCTGGTCTCAACTTTTCGGATATTGGGAAATGTCGGCGTGGAACATTGACGTCATCGCCGCCACCAAGGAAGAAACGATTTGGCTGGCGCGGTTCTGCCAGTATTTCGTCTGCCAGAATTTCACCGAACTCGGAGCCCAGGGAATCGTCGAAATCGGAATCTCCATGGCCGACCTGCGCATGGAAAAAGGCTCGCTCCAGCCGACGCAGGCCTTCATCCGGGGGATAAAAATACACGCCAAGGTGGCCAACACCTGGAGCAAGAGACTCGAAGGCAGCGGGACTTACGCCACGGGCGACAACCTTTCACTGACGGGAGCATGACGATGAAAAAAGCGGTAAAGGGAGACAACCAGCCGGAACGCACTCTGACTCTGGCCGAATACCTCCCGGAGATCAAGCGAGTCGAATCGAGAGCTGGATTCAAGTCGCTGATGGTGAGCGAAAAGGACACGGCCTCGCGCACCCAGGGTGCATGGGAAAAACACTTCGCCAGTTTCATGGGACGCCCCACCGGGACGCCGTGGAGCGCATGGCTCAAAACCCAGGGAGGTAAATAACAAATGGCAGACAAGAGCATCATCTGGCGGGGGAAGAAGTACCTGATTCCGCAGGCCGCATCGTTCATTGATTCCTCGGCGCTGGCGACGGCACCCCTGGGCGGTGGCGCCGTCGTGGCAATCCTGGCCGAAATGACCGGGCTCATTCCATCCGGTACGGCGATCAAGGTCGGCACTCCGACCATCGCCAATGCCCTGATTCACCCGAACAACGAAGAAGCCAGGCTCGCCGCGCAACTGGTCTTCGACCCGTCCCCCGGCAGCGACACCCCGGGCGCCTCCGAGGTTTACCTGGTTCCGGTCAACCCGGCGACCAGGGCAACGGCCATCGCCGATACCAAGCTGGTCCTCGATAGCTACCTCTACGGCCTCCCGGCCAACCAGGTCAAATACAAGATCGAAGCCGGATCGGTCTCCGGCAAGAAGGTCACGATTGCCTTCGGCACCGAGACAGAGCCTTTCGACAACCTGCAAAAAGACTCACTGTCCATCCAGTACACCGGAGCCGGAACCCCCTGCGCCATTCTTGTTGACGGTCTCGGGGCTCTCACCACGACCGTCACCGGCGGCCCGGGCGGCGAAGATCTTGCCGTCTCGCTCTCCGACTACCCGACGGTCCAGGCTCTCGCCGACTACATCAATGCCCAGGCGGCCTACGAGGCGGTTGTCCTGACGGATAACCCCGGGGACAGCACCCTGGAAATCGATGCGTTTTCCGCCGCCGACATCAAGGCCGCAGCAGGAACGCTCGTCAGCGACCTGCAGGCGATCATCGACGCCCTGGAAACCAGCGGTTTCGTCGCCCCGTCCCGCAACGCCGGCGCCACGGCGCCCCCTGCCGACGCCGCATGGACCTATCTCGCCGGCGGAACCAATGGTGTCACGACCAACACCGACTGGCAAACGGCCCTCGACCTGATGCAGACTCTCGGCGTCAATATTTTCTTGCCCCTGACCCCCGACGCCTCGCTGCACTCCATGGTCGAAAGCCACCTCTCCTACATGAGCGGCCCGGACGGCAAAAAAGAGCGCCGTGGGTTCGTCGGAGGGGCCCTGCAGACCTGGAGCAACGAAGCCGGTCGCGTCACCGCCGCCGCCGCCCTCGCCGCCGCCGCCAAGGTCCTCGGCAGCGATCGGATCGTCCACGCCGGCCTCGGCAGCAAACACTACGATCCCAACGGCAAAATTAAGCTCTACCCGGCCTACATCACGGCCGCCATGTACGCAGGGATCGCCGCCGGAGGCTACCCGGTTCAGCCCCTGACCCGCAAATACCTCCGCATTCTCGGACTCGAGGTCGATCTGCGCAACAGCGAGATTACCGACCTGATCAACAAGGGGATCGCGGTTCCGATCGTCGACGACGTCAATGAAGCCGGATACGTCATCAGCCGCCAGATCACCACCTGGGGCAAAGACGCCGACCTCTACCGCATCGAGTTCTCCGTCGGCCAGGGCGCCGACTACCTCGCGGCACAGATCCGCCAGCGCCATGCCCAGCTCATCGGCCAGGCCGGAACGATCGACCTCGACGCGACGGCGATCAACGTCACCAATGGGGCCCTGGCCCAGGCCCTTCGGGCGGAATACATCCGCGCCTACGACGCGAAGAAGACCACCCTGCGGGTCGACGGCACGGTGCGCTACATCGACTACGCGGCCGAACCGATCCTGCCGGTCAACTTCATTTTCAGCACCTACTATCTCACGCCGACCGTCTTCACCGTCGGTCTGTAACCCAAAAGGAGGAAACGGACCATGAAAAATACCATGACGGGAAACCGGGCACTGCTGAAAATCAAAGGCGTCACCGTCGGCAGCGGCGTTCAGTCGGCGGACTTCCAGGACGACTTCGGTCTCCAGGACGTCGATGGCCTCGGCAGCCCGGAAACCCAGGAACTGGTCGTCGGCAAGGTCTCGTACAGCGTCTCGATCTCCAGCTATTTCATCTACAACAAGAACCTGATCGCCCTCGGATTCGTCCCCGAAACCAACGACATTCTCACCAGCGGCGAACTCGAGATCGAGATCATCGACAACGTCACCGGGACGACCCTCGAGCACTACGTCGGTTGCAAAGCCGCCAGTCACAGCCGCAACTACGGCAAGCACGGCATCGCCGGCCAGAACGCCTCCTTCCGGGCCCTGACCAAGATCAAGTAACCCATCGCGGACCGGAAGGGACACCCCTTCCGGTCCGCATTACAGGGAGACCCCATGTCGATCAAGAAAAGTTTCAACATCGCCACCAAGATCAACCCCGAAACCGGCCTCGTTTTTGGAGACAAATACGGCGAACCGGTCCTCATCCGCCGGCCGACCGCCACCGACAAACTCGCGGTGGCGACGCGCCATGCCGGCCAACTCTCCTCCTACGGCGCCCGGCCCTTCGATATCCCCGACGGCATCTCCTCCCTCGCATACATCTTCTGCCTGCTCGACGTCATCTGCGAAACCCGTCCCGACTGGACGAAGCAGGACCAGGTCTTCGACGAAGACGAGCCGGCCATTTTTGCCCTTTACGAGGAGGTGAGCCTCTGGCTCGATACCTTTCGACCGAGGCGAACTCAGCCGAAAAGCGTCTAGCCTGGCCAACACCTACGGGTTCATCCTCCGCCAGAAGTATTCGGTCCTGCCGACAGACCCGCGCTTTCTCGCCATGACCGACGAAGAGATCATTCTCGAGGTCGAAGCGATCTTCGCCTTCCGGGGGGAGAGCCTCAAAAAATGCCCTTGCGGAATGGAAACGCATATCGCAATCTGCCCGGTCTGCGACACCAGGATCAGCGGCGACACACTGGCCGATGAACTGCAGAGACGAGCCGAGGCGGGGGAAGACGTCGATCTGAGTCTTCTTGACCCCCGACTCTCCAAGCAAAAAGACACCTTCGCCCCCCTCGCCCCCGGAGAAACCCCATGACCGTCGCAATCGGAGTCAATGTTGACGCCAGGCAGGTAAAAGACGCCCGGAAAGCCATTGAAGAGATGAATGGCGCCCTTCGGCAAACCGAGACGATGGGGCCGATCACCGGAGACGACAAGCACCTCTCCAATACCGCCGGCCTGATCCGCAACGTTGCCGACGACATCAATCGCATGCACCGCATCGCCGCCGACGGAAATCGCAAGGGCGGATTGATCGACAAGAACCAGTTCATCGAGGTGGAGAAGATCAATAAGCGCCTCCTCGAAACCTTCGGCGCCTATATCGGCAAAATCTCCCTAGCCCGGGACGAGGTCAAAAAACTCGCCAAGGAGAAAGAAAACCTCCTCAAGAAGGAGCAGGAAAACGGCCGCCTCGACCCCATCGAACGCCAGCGTCTGGCCGACGTCGACAAGCGCCTCGAGCAGCGAAAAAGGATCGTCGGTCGCCACGTCGATCGCTCCGAAGAGATGCGCATGCGCCTCAACTCGGCCAACGAATCGGTCCAGGGCTTCGATCAAAGCGGCGGAGGGGCCGGCGGCGGGTTCAACATGAAATCCATCATGAAAAACGCTGTCCTGGCCTACGTCGGCTACAAGGCGGCTCGCTTTATCACCGACGGGATGGAGGCCGACGACGAGTTCGCCAAGAGAACCGCCCCGATGTCCACCCGGGGCGGCCGTGACCTGGCCAAGGGGGTCGGGACCTACGGTTATTCCATTGACCAGCACCTCGGCATCGGCGAAACGCTTCTCACCAAGGGAAATGTGCGCGGCAGCGGACTCCATGGGGAGATCGAACTGGCCAAGCAGTTCTCCCGGGGTCGCGGAGTCTCCGAAACCAGCACGGCGGATTACATGGGTTCCGTTGCCGCCTTTACCGGCCAGAAGAAGCTCACCGAAACGATGGAAAAGCTGCGTGGAGCCATCATCCAGGGCGAAGCCGGCGGCCGCAGCGGCGAATTCATGGAGCGCAACCTGCAGATTCTCACCAAGATCGCCAACACTCGGGGCGGACAGATCGACACCGGGCAGACCGCCTATCTCACGACGCTGCAGACCGCGCTCTGGCAGGGAAAGAGCCCGGTGGGCAAGGGGCAGAGCGGCCAGGACATCATCGGCTCGCTTGACAACAAACTCCGCAGCGGCGGCCAGGGCGCCGGGGAGCAGATGCTGGCCTGGAAAGCCCTCGGCGGCGACGGGATCAAGACCGGCGAGGACTACATCAAATACAAGCGGCGCCTCTCCGAAGGCGCCAGCGAGCGCAACGTCACAGCCTACTACGACGAAATCAAAAAGACCTACGGGCAGAAAAAAGGGGGAGGACTCTCCACGCAGGGATGGCTTGCCCTCTCCTCCATTCTTCCCAATCTCGCCCCGGAACAGATCGACAAGATCATCGCTCTCGGCGACAGCGGCATGCTCGGCGGCGACAAGCTCAAAAACATTCTGAACACACCCTACGGCGACATCGAAAAAGACGCGAAAAACGAAATGGAGACCCAGCGCGGAAACTCCTATGCCGCCGTCGACGCCACCGTCGAAGGCTGGAAGCTCAAAACGGGAGAGACACCCAACCGGGTTAAGAGGGAAATGCAGAAAGCAGGCGTCCAGGCCGCCGAAAAATCCATGGATTTCGTCAAGAAATCGATCGATAGAAAAGAGGTTGTCCCCGGCAGCGAGCAGGACGTTCTGGGAGTCGGCGGCCGAGGCGGATACACCAAGGACTCACAGAGGGCCCCAGACGAATATATGCGAGAAGCGATCACCGAAGGATTCTCGGCCGCCATGGAGAAGGGCAAAAACAAGCCGCAACTGGTCATCGTCGTCGGGCGGGAAGGGCAGGGGGCGGCCTTCGGCGCTGATCGGTAAGCAAATCCCTTCGGTCTGAGCACCGGCGGTCCTATACTGAAAAAAAACGGAGAGACCATGGCAACATTTGCCCCCGATCACCGCGTGACCATCCGGCGAGCCGCTACGCAATACCAGCTCGAGGATATCTCCGGCGACGTCATCACCATCGACATCGACAAGGGATACGGCATGTCGGCCGGAGGGTTTGCGATCTCCACCACCTTCAAGCGAAGCATCGAAGGCCAGCGATACGACCAGGTCCTCGTCCCCGGGGACGTCGTTCATATCGAACTGGATCGCGGCGACGGCAAGGGCCTGCGCTCCCGGATGGTCGGACAGGTCGTGCGATGCGCTCGCAAGACCATCGTCAACCCTGACCAGAGCGTCTCCCGCCGGATCACCATCACCGGTATGGATTTCGGCCGCCTGCTCGATCGACACAACTGCGTCGCCGACATCACGCCGGGCCCGGGTCAGATCGGACCCGAAGCGATCGTCCGTCTGGCCAAGGGGCTTATCTTCTCCGGAACGCCCCATGAAATATGCTCCAGTATTTTCGATAAGCTCATGATCGGACAGGTGCCATGGATCAAGCCCTACGTCGCATTCATCAACCCCGGGATTCGGGCCAAAGCCCCTCTCGACGAATGGGAGACCTTCGACTTCACCATCCTCGAGTCGACCGGGTCGGTCTGGGCAGCAATGAAACGAGCCGCCAACGAACCGTACAACGTCCTGACCACCGAGACGATCAACGGCGTCCTGCACATCATCCTCGAGCGGTACCCGTTTCACCCGAAGAACGGCAAGCTGACCCGCGAAACGTTCCATGAAATAGCCGACGAAGAAATTCAAAGCGAAGATCTCGGCGTCGACGACAACGATCGCGTCAACTACGTCTGGCTCAAGGCCGATATGGTGACGCTCTACAACCAGGGCCAGAATTTTCCCCTGCAGTTTTCCTCGGCCATGCACTTCGACCAGGCGTCGATCTCAAGATTCGGGTTTCACCCCTTCTACCCGCAGACCAACTTCGTTCCCCCATCTTATCTGCCGGGCGACGACGCCCCCCCCAATATTCAAAAATTGGTCAGCGGCCGATCCGAAGAATTCTGGAATCGCAACAGGTGGAACCATCTTCACGAAACGGGAACCCTGGCCGTTGCCGGCAACCCGGATATCAAGGCCGGTGACGGCATCGTCGTCAAGGGCACCGGCATGGAATACTTCGTCGAAAAATACACCGAGCACTATGCCTGGGGGGAGACCTACACGACAACCCTGCAGTTGACGAGAGGACAGGAACATGGCCCGACCTAACCAGGTTTCGATGCGACAGAATCCGGCGATCACCCGGGGGGAACGGGAAATGTTCTACCCCATGCGCGGAATCGTCAAGGCGATCCGATTCCGCAATACCGCCCGGGGGAAGCGCACCACCGTTGACGTCGTTCTTCTCGACAAAACAGGACAGACGACCCAGGGCTATCAGGAAAAGATCCTGACTCACGTCCCCCTCAAGTACGAAAAGATGAACGCCCGAAACGGGAGCGAATGGACCCCCGAAGACGGAGACCTGGTGGTCGTCGAGTTTTTCGACGGGAACCTGCGCGACCCATTTGTCAGCGGATACCTCGGCCCCTATGACGGCGAGCCGATGGACGCCGGAAGCGATCCACATCCCCAGGCCTATCGCATTCACGCCGGAACCTATGAGCGCATCGACAGGGAGGGAAACAGGGAAACGCGAGTGTCCCGCGACGAAGACATCAACGTCGACCGCAATCGAAACGTCGTCATTGCCGGGAACGAACACTTCAACGTCGTAGGAGAGCGCACAACCATCATCTCAGGGGCCGAGACGCTCACGGTTACTAGCGGCGACGTAACAATCGAGGTTTCCGTCGGTAAAGCCACGGTCACCATTGCCGGAAAGACGGCATGGACCAGCGGAGCCGGCATCGATCTGATCGGAGTCAACGGAGGCACCCCGAAAGGTTGCCGACAGGGCGACAGCATTTGCGCCTATACGGGCGCCCCGGTCCCCCACGTTTCGGGAACCGTCACAGCCACACCATAAGGAGACATCGATATGCCAGGAGGAGGCCCCGGCCTTTGGGCGGCGAGAAAAGCAGCCATGGATGCCGTCACCGCGACATTCACCCCCGGAACGAATGCCGCAGATGCGCAGGCTTACCGCGAGGCCCTCGGCCTGGCGGATTCGACGGCGATCGTAACCTATCTCGAAGCCAACACCGTCATCAACACCACCAGCGGCGCCCCGGATAGCGAGCACTCCGGCGAAATCACGATCAGCTAAGGGAGAATGAACCCATGACCCTCTACCCGGTGCGGAACCAGCGCCTGCCCTTCATGTTCGAATATTACTCCCCGGGCGCCAGCGTACCGGATAAGCGCTTCGTCCTGCCGATCAACCCCGAAAGCTACAAGATCCAGCACAACGCCAAGGTCTCCGTCACCCAGACCAAAGGCGGAATCTTCGTTGACAACTTCGGCCCGGGAATCTCCAAAATCAGCATCCAGGGAACCTTCGGCTACCTCGGTAGCCTCCCCGGCGGCGGCGGTCGGCACATCGATGGAAGTAAGGTCGACGCCTGGACCATTCTCAAGGAATTCGAAGCCGACGTGTTCTTCGCCTTCTATAAGGAATTCGGCAGCGACGCCAATCCCACGAAGAAGGACAAGGCCCAGCTGCAGTTCTTCAACTTCACCGACGAACATTTCTACGAAGTCATTTTAAACCCCTTCGTCGTCACGCGGAGCATCCAGAGGCGGTTTCTCTTCCAGTACAGCATGGAGCTGACGACCATCCGTCAGCTCGACTTCGTGCCGCCCGAAGCCTCACCCAACAAGCTCCGTGTGATCGATGAAGTCGATTCGGCTCTTTTTGCCAAATGGAAAACGGTCCTGGCCGGATATACGTCCGTCAGCAACAAGGTCTCCGACGCCATCAACACCATGCAGGCGATGCAGGAGCGGATCGGGCTCGTCGCTCAGGCCATCTCGTCCTTTCGCGAAGGAGCCTCGGCATTTATTGCCGCACCCTTCGACCTCGTTGAAGAACTCATCACCGGAACCGATTCGATCATTGCCGACATCGGATCCTTTCGGGAGATCCCTCACGAATACACCGCTCACCTTCGAGACCTGAAGCGAACCTTTCTCCAGAGCCGACTCAACAAGCACATGTTCAAGGTCGACAGCGCCGCCGACACCCCGCCGGCGACAACGGCAGCGCCCGTCGTGGAAATCACCACGACCAGCGTCCCCATGAGCAACACCGACCCGGAAATATCCCCCGGAGAAAACCCGGAAACGACCATCTTCGCATCCGGAGTCGAGGCGGCAAACAGCGTCGCCTCGCACATCGTCGAAATCGTCGACGGGGATACGATCGAGGCGATCGCGGTCAAGACCTTGGGAGATTCGACCCTCTGGAGGCGCATAGCGTTTCTCAACGACCTCGCGGCCCCGTTCATCGTCAAGGACACCCTCTCCGGATTCTCTGCCATCCTTTCCGAAGGGACGTTGGTCCACAGCGAGGGGAAAAGCGCCGTCTTCTCCGGGATCACACCGGCATCGGGAAACGTCGTGGTCTTCATGGCCGAAGGGATATGGGAGTCGGCGGTAGTCAGCAGCTTCGACGACACGGGCATTGAACCCCTGACCACCCTGGAGATGGCGCTCGAAAACATTTTTCCCCCAGGAACAGCCGTCACGGTTCACGACAAGGCCCTGTCCGTTCTCCGCCCGGGAGACCGGATCAAGATCCCGGTCGCCGGAACGGTCACCACAGCACCCATGGCCGGCAGCTACACCGACCACCTCGACATCATTTTCGGTGCCGACGACTATCTCGACGGCGACGGGATTCCCAATGTCGACCCCGACGGCTCCACGGCCACCGTCGCCGGAGTGCAAAACCTTGTCATGCAGCTGCAGCATCGCCTCGGCACCCCCCGGGGCGCCCTGGCCCATCTGGGGCACAAAACCTACGGCAGCCTGATCCCCACCATGATCGGTAAGCCGGAAACCGACTACTGGCTCGAGCGCATTCGGATCGAAGCCAAGATCACCATTTTGGCCGACTACCGAATCAAAAGCGTCGAACAGGTCGAGATCGAACGGAATGCCGATGCTGTCAGCATCAAAGCGAAGGTCAAAACCATCGGCGAGGACTCCACCCGGACCATGAGCCTGACCGTTTAAGCAAAAAGTTTGCTATAGGCATCACTGTTTGCCAAAATAGCGGAAAGAAAAGGAGACGGGATGGGCGCTTTCGACATCATTAAAATGGAAACACGAGTCAGTCGCATGATCGCCTGGATGGCCGCTATCCAGAAAAAGATCACTGACTTTGCTCCCGGCAGCAAGGCCCGAACCAAATTGGAAGCCATTGGCCTGGAACTCGAACAAATGGACTTCCAGATCTACCAGGCGATAAAAAAGGCGATCGCCATCTCGACCTACAACGCCTTTGGAATCACTCCCCTCCCGGCGACCAGGGCGTCAGGCATTGCCTCCTTCTCGGGACCGATTGCCGTCGCCGACATTCTTATCCCCGCCGGAACACGCATCACAACCACGGCCACGGCCACCCTCCCGGCAAAGGTCTACGAAACAAAGACCGACGTGACACTCACCACAGGCACGAGCACGGTCACCGCCACGGTTATTGCCATCGCCGCCGGGGAAGCGGGGAACACCGCTCCCGGCAGCATCAACACGATCAAGACCACGATCAGCGGCATCGATGCGGTGACCAACGTCGCTGCCCTTTCCAATGGAACGGACAGAGAATCCGAGGCCTCCCGGGCCATCCGGTTCAAGGAATATATCGCCAGCCTTGGCCGGGGAACGACCGCAGCCGTCATTTATGGAGCCAAACTGGCGTCGATTAAGGATGCCGAGGGAAACATCACGGAAAGCGTAAAAAACGCCGTTGCCATCGACAACCCCAAAGCCACAGCCGGATTCGTCGACATTTTTATTTACAACGGCGTCGGAGGCACCTCCGTGGACCTGGTCGCGGGAGCACAGAAAATCGTTGACGGATACATCGATACCGAGGGGGAAAAGATCCCGGGATACAAGGCCGCCGGAATCGTCGCCACGGTGGCCGCCGTCACCGAAAACCCCCTCGACGTGACGTTTCTGATCTACATGCTCCCCGGGTATGACGCCATCGCCATCAAAGCTGTGGCAGAAGCCGGCATCGCAACCTACATTTCCGGAATGGGAATCGGCGCCACCGTCGTCTTGAACGAGATGATCGAGCGCATCATGGCTATCGACGGGGTTTACGATGTTGGCATTTCGGCGCCCACGGGAAACGTCCCGGCCTCGGAGATCGTCGCCACGACCTACCTCGGAACCATCGGCCTCAATGACCTGACATCCGGCGGTGTCTTTGCCGGAGAGGGAAAGAAGACGTTCCTCGTCGAAATTGATTCCGTCGGAGCACAGGACACCTTCCGCTGGTCGTCGACCGAAGGCGCCACCTGGAACGCCTCCCTGCAACCGATCACTGCCGGAACCCCAGTGGAACTCGAAACCGGCACGACCATTGCTTTTGCCGCCCAGACCGGCCACACCTCGGGCGATCAGTGGACGGTTGACGTCTCGGCCGCCATCATCATCACCCCGGGTACCATCACGGCAACGGTGCAGTAATGGGAGCATTCGAGCGCATTGTTGGCCGCCTCCACCGGGTTTTTAAACGGGAACCGGAGACCACCCCGGTCGCCGTCATCACCGGCCCGGTCGATGCGATCCTTTCCATCGAGAAAATGACGATCCGGATTGCCTCGGCTGCAGGCGTTCTCTCCGTCAGCATCGAAACAGGAACCCTCGCAGAGGTCCTCGCCGTCATAAACGGCACGGCTGGCTTTACGGCCACCAGCACAAATGCCGAATTCGACGGACTCCTGGCACGAGGACTCTCCGAGGAACCGAGAAGGCGCCTCGATGCCGACGATCGATTGTTTTACCGAACCGGCGTACTCTTTGCCGAACTCGGCCCCGTCGGATGGATCCTCGACGAACAGCACGAAAGGATCGCCGACGCAGAGAAGGCTCTCTACCTGGCCAGTGCGCAAGGCTCTTGGCTCGATTACTGGGGCCGCGATCGCTTCGGCATCGCCAAAAAGAGCGGCGAACTCGACCCGACCTACGCCACGCGCCTGATCAACGAGATCACACGCCCGACGCAGAACAATGTCTCCCTCGAACTTATTGCCAAAGAAGGCCTCGGAGTCGATATCGAGATCATCGACGCCTGGCCGAAACGCGCCGAACTCGATCCGGCCATTGCCGCAACTAGCGCCGGCCGCTTCATCCTTGGAATATCGATCCCCAACGAACTGACGACGGAAGAAGCCGAGATCTTTCTTTCCGGCATCATGGCGATCGTCCGCAAATACAAGGCGTCCGGAACGGACTTTCTCGAAACGGTGTTCTCTAAGGTCGTAAGCCAGACTGAAACGCAGGTCGTAGAAGAAACCCTGGCCGTGACGATCACCGGCACATTTGAGGACTCGCCGCAACCTGGCGCGATCTTCTGCGGAACGGGATGGGTCTGCGGAAGCCCGGGGCTTATTTGCGGGATCAACAACGCCATCATGGAACAATGCGTCGTGACCGTGCTCAACGCGGCCGACGACTCGGTCTTTCAAAAATCAGTCTACGGAGGATAGGACATGAACATAGAAGAGACGGTGACCATGCGCGGAGACGTCAAGGTCTGGAAAATCGATGCCAAAACAGGCGAGAAGACACTGCACGAGGAGAGAAAAAACCTCATCGTTGCCGGCGGCAAGACGCTCATGGCCAAGTTGCTCGGCAACGACGCCGCCTACGGCGGACTGGAACACATCGGCCTCATCGCCTTCGGAACCGATGCGACCGCAGCCGTCGCAGGGCAGACCGCCCTGCTCGGCGAGCAGTTCACCAAAGCGCCGACCGTCGATTATCCGGCCTTCAACAAGGTTCGATTTCTGGTGACGATGGAGGCTGCCGAGGGGGGGAGTTTTACCTACCAGGAACTCGGGCTCAAATCGGCAGCCACGGCCATCCTTTACTCCCGGTTGGTCATTGGCGCGATCACCAAGAGCAGCGCCTATAAAATCGCCGTCGAGTGGACGATCAGCTTCCAGTAAGGAGAAAGACCCATGCAGGATATCGAGGACGTCTCCAACTTCACCGAACCGGTCCCTGGACTCCAAGACGCTGTCGATGCGCTTAACGAGGCCAACCTCAATGCCGTCTTCCAGGCCCTGGCGAACCGGACGCGCAAACTTAAAGATGATCAGACTGCCCACGCCTCAACCCCCGCACCTCACTCCGACCACGAAACCCCCGCCGGGGCGCAGGCCAAGGTGGATGCCCACGACGACCTGACCGCCCCGCACAGTGCCACGGCGACCCCGATTGCCAACAGACTGCCGAAATACGACGCGTCCGGTCGACTGGAAGCAATCGCCGGGATCGCCGGGAATGATGTGGTCAATTTCGGTCAGTTTGTCGCCGCCAAGACGGCATCCGGATATCAGAAGCTCCCCAGCGGATTGATAATCCAGTTCTTCGATTTAACCATAACCACGAACGAGATACAAACCTACTCTTTCCCAATAGCCTTCCCGACAGCATGTCTTAACATGCAGGTGGCCAATCGCACCTCCTTGGTTTTTGCCCTCATCGAGATTCTGTCCAACACCCAATTTACAGCTAACCGTGATAACGGGTCTTCCGGGACGACGTATTACTACGGCATGGCTATTGGTTATTAACCGGGAGATTGAACACATGAACTACTATTACCATCACGATTCGAGAGGTTTTTACTGCGGCGACATCCACTCCGTCATCCCGGTCGATAGCGTGGAGCTATCGGAAACCGAGTACCGTGAGCTTATCGAGGGCCAAGCGATGGGGGGAAGGCTCTCCTCTTCAGTTGGGGGACGGCCATTCATTGTCCCGGCATCCATGACGATATTGGAGCAACACAACGCAAAAGAACACACCCTCCGCGCCGAAGGCTCCCTCCGCCTCGCCGCCCTCGCCGCCCCCTACCTCCCCGCCGAACGCGAAACCTGGCCGACCCAGCAGGCCGAGGCCCGGGCCTGGTCCCTCGACCCGGCCGCGCCAACCCCCATGCTCTCGGCTATGGCCTTGGCCCGGGGGATTTCTCTGGCCGACCTGGCGGGCAAGGTCCTCGAAAACGTGGCGCTCTTCGAAGCCGCCAGCGGCGCCATCCTCGGTCAGCAACAGGCGCTCCTCGACACCCTGTCCGCCGTCGACCCGGCCGCGCCTGATGCCGCAGATCAGATCGCCGCCGTGCAGTGGGGGGCCGCATGATCGCCGCATTGATCCTCGCGTTTCTCGTCGCCGGGTTTGCGGATCGTCTTCGGGGGGACGATTACGACCTCTCCCCATGGCGCAAAGCCGGGGACAGCGCCGTCTACGGTCTGGCCGTTGCCGTTTGCCTGGCTCCGTCGACATGGTGGACATATCCGGTTTTCATCGCGCTATGGATTGCCGGAGCATCGATCGGATGGGGAGAGCCGATGGGCGCGGCCCTCGAAGGGCGAAGCATGGAACGGGACCGCCTCGAATGGTGGCAATTCGGTTTCTTTGCTCGCAACGCCTGGGCAGCGCTGGCCCTGCGCGGAGTGATATGGGGCGGCTGCACCCTGCCCCTGGCCGTTTTCGACCGGCGCTTCCTCTTTGCGCTCGCCATGACCGGCGTGATGCCCCTGGCGGCCTGGATCGGCAAGGCGACAGGGCCTAAACGGAGCTGGGTTGTCCAGGAATGCGTCAGAGGTTGGTTGATCGCCGCCGTCGCCCTGGCCGTGCGCTTTTTCCTGGAAGGCGGCACATGACTCCCACCCTCTACATTCTGCGCGTCGAACAGGATGATCAGGGGACGTTCGGGCGCCTGGTCGGCGACGGTTTCGACGCACATACCCTCGAACCCCCGGACCGAAACAACCGGACCGGCATCTCGTGCATCCCCGCCGGGACCTATCGCTGCACGATTCGAGTCTCCCCGCGCTTCGGCACGGTCTACCACCTGCAGGACGTCGCGGGGCGCACCTGGATCCTGACCCACTGGGGCAATTTCGGCGGCGACCCGGCGAAGGGGTTTCGGACGCACACCGAGGGCTGCATCATTATCGGCGGATCGCGGGGCACCCTGCCGGTGAACGGCCGCCAGCAAAAGGCCGTGCTCAACTCGCACCCGACGTT